GCGCCTGCGGGGCCCGACGGCACGGGCCTGCTTCTGGCGGCGCCAGCAGAAGACGTTGTTTCGAGTCTAAAGGAGGAGAAATGAGCATCGCGATCTTCATAGCCGTCGTGGTCCTGATCGTCTGCGCGCTGCTCTACTGGGCAATGTGCGTCGATTCGGCAAGGCGGGAGCGTGAGCAGGGGAGGCAGCCGTGAGACTCATCGACGCCGACGCGCTGGACCTTGCGCTAGGACAGGCGTGCGATGCGAAGCGGCAGACTCCACGCGGATGCCTCAACCGGTTCGACCTGAAAGACGCTCTCGACGCCGCCCCGACCGTGTGCTGCGCGGAGTGCGAGTACGGACCGCCCCCAGCGGATGCCGTCTTCGAGGCGCAGTGTGACTGCGAGCTGGACAGTCCCGGCATGCTCAGCCATCTGCCGCTAGACGAGCGTCTGCAGCACTGGACGTACTGGGCTCTGTACCTCAAGCGCCGTATCGAAAAGCACTACAGGCCCGCCATCGCGGAGTTGGAGCATCACATCGACGGGTGGCGCGGCAAGTACATGGACATGAAGGCCCGCGCCGAGAAAGCCGAGGCCGAGGTGGCGCTCAGGGACCGGATGCTGGTAGCCGAGTACGACTCGCCCACGCCAAAGACAGCGGGTTACATGCGCTGGTTCACCGACCTCCGCGCACGGGCCGAGAAGGAGATTGACCATGCGCTTGATTGAAAAGCGGAACCAGTACCGCCGCGACTTCACCGGCGTGTACGAGTGTGAGTCGTGCGGCCACCGGAAGACGAGCTATGGCTATGACGACAGCTACTTCCACCGCAGCGTCATCCCCAACATGAAGTGCGACCAATGCGGTGAGTCCACTGTGTCGCTGGGCGAGAAGCCGCAGCCGTGGGCCACCAAGTACGCGGATTGGGAGGTGGTCTGATGAGACTCATAGACGCCGACGCGCTGGCCTACGAGCGCGAGCCGGTGCCGACCGCCGACGCCGTGCGTCCGACCGCCGACGTCGCCCGACGCCACGTGGCGGGGCTGAAAGAAACGGTGGCGGGATGAGTGCCCACGTCCACATCGGCAACGTGCTCGACGTGCTGCCGACGCTGGAGGCCGGGTCCGTCAACTGCGTCGTGACCAGCCCGCCTTACTGGTCTTTGAGGGACTACGGCGTAGATGGGCAACTCGGACTGGAGTCGGCCCCGGACTGCGGGCGACGGGACAAGTTCAGGCTTCGGCCTGACCTGACTGACGCTCAGCGAGAGTACGTGGTCCGACGCCTCGCGGACGGGGGGCGTTCCGATGTCTAGCGTGGTGGCATGGGGAGCAAAGAGTCACGCCGTTGTCGGCGTCGTATCGAGCGTCGCCGCTCTCAGCCCACGGGATTATGTGGTGTACATGCAACTTGCCGCCCCTGCGCCCGCAATCCTGGCACGTCCAGTTGTCACGCAGCAGACACGCATTTCGGAATGCAATGTAGTCGGGGTTCCTGAAGTCGGCGTTTCTGAGCGTGCTATGTCCACCCTTCCAGTTGGGGTGGTCGGACCCGCACATGACGTTTTCCGGTGGGCGACACCCAGCCTTACGGACACCCTCTCCGATCGCTGCCCTGTGAGACTCCGAGAGAGTCCTGCCAGAGAGAGCCTTGGAAATCGCGGCGCGCTGCGACATAGGAGTGGCGCGTCCGAGCGTCGTCGGCCGGCCCTTACGCGCCGCAGAGATCTTCGCTCGCGCCGCGTCCGATTGGGCCGGGTTGCGGTGGAGGTTCATCCACGTTTGGCGGCAGGAGTTCGAGCAGAACCGCTTGCCGCGTGTTCCGTAGGAGGCACCACATTGTTCGCAGATTCGAGTAGACACAAGACCGAGTATACCACATGGAACTGACACGCGCTCAGATACCCGACGATCTGATGGAGTTCTTCGAGCCCGTGGGACTGTGCGGAGAGTGCTACGTATGCCGCATGGTCGCCGTGTTCCGCGAAGTGTGGCGTGTGCTGCGCGACGACGGGACGCTGTGGCTGAATCTGGGGGACTCGTACAACGTGCGGCAGCAGAACAGGAGCGACGAGTACGTTGAGCGCACTGGAGGAAACACGGGCCTGAACAGTCGCAACGCCCGGACGCATGAGTCAACGCAGACCGTTCCCGGACTCAAGCCCAAAGACCTAGTCGGCATCCCCTGGCGCGTCGCCTTCGCATTGCAGGCCGATGGCTGGTACTTGCGCTCGGACATCATCTGGTCAAAGCCGAACCCGATGCCCGAGTCGGTCACGGACCGGCCCACGAAGGCGCATGAGTACCTGTTCCTGATGACGAAGCGGGCGCGGTACTGGTATGACCACGACTCGATTCGTGAGCCGCACACGGCCGGGAACACGCAGCGTCAACTCACGAAGTCCACGCGGAAATCTGACGACGGGCGAGTCCGCACCGACGCCCCGTATGAAATCGGGGCGCAGCGTTTCCTCAACCCACTGGGCCGCAACCGCCGCACCGTCTGGCACATCGCCACGCAGCCCTACGCCGACGCCCACTTCGCCACGTACCCGGAGAAGTTGGTGGAGCCGTGCGTGCTGGCGGGGTGTCCGTCGCAGGTGTGCGCGGCGTGTGGTGCGCCGTGGGAGAGGGTCGTGGAGCGTGGCGAGTTAGTCAGACAGGGGACGAACCCCGGCCAGTCCGCGCATCTGTCGCCGCAAGGCTACCTGCGGGCGGGCAAGTCGCGGTGCGGGGTCAACGCCAGCGTCACAGACAAAGGCTGGCAGCCCACATGCACATGCAACGCCGACACCGGCCACGGCACCGTGCTGGACCCGTTCACGGGCAGCGGCACGACCGGGGCCGTGGCCTGTCGCCTCGGCCGCAACTTCGTCGGCATCGAACTGAACCTGGAGTACGCGGCGATGGCGGAACGACGCATCGCGCCACACCGGGACCAGATGCAGCTGGTGACACCGTGAAACCGCCCGCCGTGAGCCGCTCGGGCACTGGAAGAGGAGGCAGCCATGACTGACCTCGCCCACATCGAAGCCCTCGTGGGACCGCTGCCGAAGGGGCGGGAGTACGCGCGGCTGACGATTGGCGACAAGACGATTGACTGGAACGACAAGGCCGACGCCGCACTCGCCGAAGCGTACGCCGTGATTGAGCGGCAGGCGCGGATGCTGCGGGAGGCAGCCGCACAGGTCGCGTCCCTCACGGTCGATGACGTGACGTGGAACGAGCTGCACGTTGACGAGGTGCTAGCCGACCTCGCCGCCCGCTACGAGGAGGAGCACCATGACTGACGCCGTGCGGGAGTACCGGGATGCCTGTAGGGCACCGGCTTGCTCCATCGACCGGGAGGCCTTCAACTGGAATCGAGCGACGGCGCTCCTCAGGGGGCGCGACTACCTCGCCAAGTACGCCGACGCGGCGATCGCCGCCCTTCAAGCCAGCGAGCGCCGCGGCTGCACCTGCTACTCCCGCGACGAGGACTGCCCGCTGCACGGCGCCTGGGACGCGAAGAACATGCGGCTTAGGAGCAAGCCATGAAGAACCCTACGCCGCCCGATCCCGACGAACGCTACGTCGCCAAGCTCACCGGCATCGTCGAATCACTCAGCGAGGAGGTCGAGAAGACCGCCGCCGAGCGCGACGCCGCCCACATGTCGCAGAGCTCGGCGGTCGTCGGGTCCTGCTCACCGAAGAGCTCGCGGCGGAGCTCGACGATCCAGTCGATGAGCAGCTGCTCGGCGTCCTTCTTCCCGCCGACCTCGACAGTCTTGACGCGGCGCTTGCGCCCGCCGCCCGGCAACTCCACGACGAGACGCCACCATCCGCGTACGGCATGGCCGTCGCGGCGGTATGGCTCGACGTGGCCTGTCAGTCTCGCGTCCATCGCGGGCATGATACACCCCGTCCGCCCGCCAAACGTGAAGCACGTTAGCGCGATTCAGCCCCCCGCCGGCCTTGTCCGCATACTGCGAGCATGCCGATCGACGAGCCCGCAGCCTCCACCATCGACCTCTCGGTCCTCACGCCGCGGCAGCGCCTCGTCATCACCCTGCACTACTTCGACAGCTGGAGCGAGCGGGAGATCGCGGAGGGCATGAAGCTCTCGCGCCGTTCCGTGCGCGACCTGCACGAGCGGGCCCTGGAGCGTCTGCGACACGCGCACACGCCCACCCTGCACCTATAGGTAGGGGCGTGAGCAAGCTCAGCAAGCGCAAGGCGCGCAGGCGCCGTAAGCCGAAGGCCAGCCGCGAGCAGCTCATCGCCCTCGCTGTCGCGAGTCGGGCCCACGAGGCCAGGCAGCAGGAACGCGAGGAGCGCAAGCGCCGGCGCCTGCTCGAGGCGATGCGCCTGGAAGCCGGCCTCGCCGCATCGTCCGTCGCATCACTCTCACGCTGGGAGCTCCAGGAGCTCGAGCGCCTGAACGCTTCGCGGGCTGAGCCGCTGCTCCGGCTCCCCGACTCGGCCTACGAAGCGAAGAGGCTCATGCACTATGTCCAGGACGAGTGAGTGGCGCAGCCGGCCGCTGCCGAAAGACTGGGGCCGCACGCGGCGCCGGATCCTGCGTCGCGACGGCGGTATCTGCTACATCTGCGGCCATCCGGGCGCCAATCAGGTCGACCACATCATCCCCGTAAGCGCTGGCGGTGGCGAGGAGGACAGCAACCTCGCCGCCATCCACGAGCATCCATGCCACGCCGCAAAGACGGCACGCGAGGCGAACGCACGAAACCCGAGGGCCGTGTCGCGAAAGCGCACGCCGGAGCAACACCCGGGGATGATTCAGAGTGCGGCGATGAAGTCGCCGAGCGGCGCGAGGGTTGAAGGCGCGCCGCGGAAGCGCTGACCAGTGACCGTCAAGTAGCGCCCGGCCCCGTAGAGTTCGACCCGTCCACCGGGAACGCCGATCACGCGGCCACGCGGCAGGCGTCCCGTGCCCCAGACATGCAGGCCCTCGCCGCTCGGCGATACCTCGATGTACGTCGCCGGCAGAGCCTTGAGTAGAGGCGCAGCCCATTCGGTGACGTGGCCGTCAACGAGGCAGTGGTCGAGATCCACGCAGACGATGCCGTCGCCGTTGAGGACGAAGCCCAGGCCGTCGCCGATCGTGCTGGCGGCGGCGTCGTCGTAGGAGGCCCAGGTGCGCGGGCTGGTAGAGCTGGCGCTGCGGCCGGCCACGGTGACCGGGCGCTTGTCGACGTGTCGCACCCAGCGATCGCGCGACCGGAGCTCGAGCGGGATCGGCTGCTCGGCCTTGACCTCGCGGTGCGCGGCGACGCGGCAGCGAACAGAGCAGAAGCGGGCGTCCGACCGCGCGAGGACGGGCAGAGGCGCGCTGCATCGTTCGTATGCACAGATCCTGCGGTTCATGACATGAAGTCTACTCCTGTAACGGATAAATCGCAAGTAGCAGGGGAGTGGGGCGGTCCCCCCCTCGCAAATCAACGCGGGGCTGGGAGCATAGCAGACTCCGGTGGCTACGGGTTCCAAGGTCCAGAGGGCGCCGACACGGCGCCCCTTCTCGTGGGAGGCCGACATGGGCTCTCGAGGTCCGATCCCGAAACGCGACGCCGAGAGGCGCCGGCAGAACAAGCCCGACGTACCGACGGAGACGGTCAAGGTAACAGGCGCCGTGCGCGTGCCGGCGGCCGAATCCGGCTGGCACCCGATCGCGAAGCGCTGGTACCGCTCGCTCAAGACATCCGGCCAGGCGAAGTTCTACGAGCCCTCCGACTGGATGACCGCGAAGTACACCGCCGAGCTCATGTCGCGGCTGCTCAACCAAGGTGAGCGGCCCTCGGCCCAGATGGTGGCCAGCCTCAACAGCCTCATGGCCTCGCTGCTCGTCACGGAGGGCGACCGTCGTCGGGCGCGCATGGAGGTCGAACGTCTCGGCGGTAGGCCGCTGGCGAGCGTGACGACGATGGACGCCTACCGCCGTGCCCGCAGCGGTTGAGCCGGTCTGCATCGGGCTGACCTGGAAGAAGGACAGCAAGCACCCGAGCGGCTTCGCCCACCCGAAGCAGTCGCTCGGCTGGGCGGCGCTCTACTGGGCGTTCGACTGGCTGCAGCTGCCGAACGGCGACCCCTGGCTCTGCACTCCCGAGCAGGAGCGCTTCGTCGTGTGGTGGTACGCGGTCGACAAGCGCGGGCGCTTCCTCTACCGCGACGGCGTCTTCCAGCGCCTGAAGGGCCACGGCAAGGACCCGCTCGGCGCCGTGCTCGCGGCGATCGAGTTCATCGGGCCCTGCAGGTTCGGCGCCGCGGGCGCCGCGGTGCTCGACCCCTGGGGAAACGAGCACCCGGCCGGCGTCCCGCACCCGCAGGCATGGGTGCAGACGGCCGCCGTGTCCAAGGACCAGACGCGCACCACGATGACGATCTTCCCCTGGCTCTTCAGCAAAGCCGCCGTCAAGGAGTACGGCATCGACATCGGCAAGGAGATCATTTACGCCGACCACGGGGCCCGGCGCATCGAGGCGGTGACGAGCTCGCCGCGGGCGCTCGAGGGTGCGCGCTCGACGTTCGTGCTGCGCAACGAGACCCACCACTGGATCTCGACGAACGAGGGTCACGAGATGGACCGCGTGATCGCGCGCAACCTCGCCAAGTCGAAGGACGGCCAGGCTCGCGCGCTCTCGATCACCAACGCCTACGAGCCCGGCGAGGAGTCGGTGGCGCAGCTGGCGCGCGAGGCCTGGGAGAGCGTCGAGGCCGGCCGCGTCGTCGACAGCGGCATGCTCTACGACTCGCTCGAGGCGCCGCCCGAGGCGCGCCTCTGCGCCGAAGACGCGCCGGCGGTGATCGAGGCGGTGAAGGGCGACTCGCACTGGCTCGACACGGAGCGCATCGTCAAGGAGATCCTCGACCCGCGGAACCCGGCGAGCCAGTCGCGGCGCTTCTACTACAACCAGATCGTGGCGACCGAGGACGCCTGGGTGGCGCCGCAGGAGTGGGACGCCCTCGCCGACCGCAAGGTGAAGGTCGACAAGGGCGAGCAGGTCGCGCTCGGCTTCGACGGCTCGCTAACCGACGACCACTCGGCGCTCATGGGCTGCCGTATATCCGATGGATACCTATTCACGCTCGGCGTGTGGGACCCGGCGAGGACCGGCGGTGAGGCTCCGCGCGCGGAAATCGACCGCGCCGTGCGAGCCGCCTTCGAGCACTACGACGTGGTCGCGTTCTTCAGCGACCTGCACCCGTGGGAGAGCTACGTCGATCGCTGGATGCAGGAGCTCGGCGGCAAGCTCTGCGCCTTCGCGACCAGTCGCCACAAGATCGCCTGGGACATGAGAGCGCGCCAAAAGGAGTTCACCCTCGAGGGCGCCGAGCGCACTCACAACGAGATCACCGAGCAGGCGCTCGGGCACGACGGCGACGCGCGCGTGCGGCAGCACGTCCACAACGCCCGCCGCCGGCCGAACGCCTGGGGCGTCTCATTCGGCAAGGAACACCGCGAGAGCAGTCGCAAGGTCGATGCCCTCGCGGCTCTCATCCTGGCGCGCATGGCCAGGCGGTCCTACCTCGCACTGCCCAAGCAGAAACAGCGACGCAAGCGGCAGAAGGCGGCGTTCTTCTAGACGACGGAGGCTGCATGGCGCTCACACAACAGCAAGCCATAGAGCAGGCTCACGTCATGCTCTCATGGCGCAATACCGACGCCAATCGGCTCGAGCGTATCTACGAGTATGTCCATGGCCGCCAGCGGTTCCCATGGCTGCCAGAGGACGCCTCGAGAGAGGTCCGGCGCCTCGCTGAGATGAGCCGCGTCAACGTGCTCGGGCTCGTGATCTCCTCAGTCGCGCAGTCGATGTATGTCGACGGCTATCGAGCCCCGAAGGCTCAGGGCGAAGAGCCAGCCTGGGATATCTGGCAGAAGAACCGGCTCGATGCGCGCCAGGTGGGGGTCCATCGAGCCGGTATCACCTACGACGTCTCCTACGTCACGGTCCTCCCTGGCAATCCGGTAGCCGTAATGCGCGGCGTTTCGCCGCGGAACATGACGGCGGTCTATGGCCAGGACGAGGACTGGCCCATGTGGGCGCTTGAGAAACGCCGCTCGGCAACGAAGGGCGAGACGCTCTTCCGCCTCTTCGACGACGAAATGGTCTATTGGCTCTCAGCTGACCCCGATGGCAAGGTCAAGTTCGTCTCCTCAGAGCTGCATGGGATCGGCGTCGTGCCGGTTGTTCGCTTCGTCGCCAGGGAAGACCTCGACGACGAGCTGAGCAGCGAGATCGAAGATCTCATCCACATCCAGGACCAGATCAACCTCACGACCTTCGGCCTCCTCGTGACCCAGCACTACGGCGCTTTCCCGCAGCGCTTCATCTCAGGCTGGGCAGCGGAGACGACCGCCGAGAAGCTCTCCGCGAAGCAGAACAAGCTCTGGACCTTCGAGGATCCAGAGACGAAGGCCGGCCAACTTCAAGGCGCGGCGCTGAACGGATACATCGACTCGCGCCAGGACTCGCTACGCATCCTCGCCGCGATCAGCCAGACGCCGGCGCATGCGCTCCGCGGCGAGCTCGTCAACCTCTCGGCCGAGGCGCTCGCCGCCGCCGAGCAGGCCGAGCGCCGCAAGATCACCGAGCACCAGACGATGTTCGGCGAGGCGTGGGAACAGGCGCTGGCGCTTGCAGCTCGCGTCGAGGGTATCGAAGCCGACGCCTCGGCCCAGGTGCGCTGGAAGGACACGGAGGCACGCGCCTACGCGGCTACGGTCGACGCCCTCGGCAAGCTCGCACAGATGCTCATGGTCCCCGTCGAGGAGCTCTGGGAGCGCATTCCTGGCGTGACGCAGGCAGACGTCGCGCGCTGGAAGATCGCGGCCCAGCAGGGCGATTCACTCGCCAACCTCGCGAACCTGCTCGAGCGCCAGGCCGGCGGTGGAGCCGAGGTGACGGCCTGACATGGCACGCACCGCCGAAGGACGCGCGCTGACGCGCATGCACACGAAGCGGCAGCTCGTCCTGCGCGCCAAGGTGACGACCGAGGTCATGCGCCTCTACGCCCTCTGGAACCTCAAGGACGAGGCCTCGTTCCTGCGCTTCCAGGACTCCATGGTCGTCATCGCGCAGCTGCGCGCCATCGAATCGGCGACGATCGCCGCGAACTACTACGAGATGTTCCGCGCCGTGGAGTCGCCCGGCGCGGCGACGGCTCGCGTCGCACTCGCGTCTGCGCCGCCGGCGGCGCAGATCCGCGCCTCCGTCTCGGCCACGGCGCGCGCCGGCGTGTTCACCGCCCTGCGCGCCGGCAAGCCCTACGAGGCCGCGATGCGCAACGGCCTCGTCGAGGTCTCGGGCGCGATGAGCCGCCTCGTGCTGCAGGGGGGCCGCGACACGATCCAGCAGGAGGTGCTGCGCGACTCGCAGGCCCTCGGCTGGGCGCGAGTGGCGAGCGCCAACTCCTGCGCCTTCTGCGCCATGCTCGCCAGCCGCGGCCCTGTCTACAAGGAAGAGACCGTCGACTTCGAGGCCCACGACCACTGTACCTGCGGCTCGGAGCCGGTCTATGAGGGCGCTGAGTGGCCTCCCAACAGCAAGGAGTACCAGGACCTCTGGTACGAGAACCACGGCTCCTACAAGGACTTCCGCGCCGCCGTAGAGGGGCGCGCCCAGTGAGGCACGACGCGGACGCCGGCACGGCGTTCGCAGATATGAGAACCCGACACGGGGAGCAGTGACATGCCGCCGGAAGACAAGAAGCAGCCGGGCGAAGAGCCCCAGGACGACCCGCAGCCCAAGGGCGGCGAGGACGACGCCGGCGCCGCCGGCGCTTCCGATTCAGGCGACGAGGTCGCCAAGTGGAAGGCGCTCTCGCGCAAGCACGAGGCCCAGGCCAAGGCGAACGCCGCCGCGGCCAAGCGCCTCGCCGAGATCGAGGACGCCAACAAGACCGAGACGCAGAAGCTCACCGAGGCCAAGGCGGAGGCCGACAAGGCAGCCGCCAAGGCCAACGCTGAGCTCGCACGCCTGCGGGTCGCGATGCGCAAGGGCCTGACAGAGGCCCAGGCAAAGCGCCTCGTGGGCGAGACCGAGGAGGAGCTCGAGGCGGACGCCGACGAGCTGCTCGCCTCCTTCGGTCACAAGGACGCCGGCGGCGACGCCGGCAAGCCGACACGGCCGAAGGAGCGGCTGCGCTCGGGCGCGGCTCCCGACGAGGAGCCCGACGAGACAGACCCGCGCAAGCTCGCGGCGATGGTGCCGCGACTCTAGGAGTAAGGAGCCATGGCCAACACTTTCATCAAGGCGACGAAGGTCGTCAACACCGCTCTCGCCGTGCTCGAGCGCGAGACGGTCCTGCCGAACCTCGTCTGGCGCGACGCGGCCGGCGACTTCCAGGGTGCCTACAGCGACACGATCAGCATCCGCCTGCCGGCCTACGCGACGGCGCAGACCCGCGCCCTGCGCGCCACGGACAAGATCACGATCGACGAGCTGACCGAGACGAAGGTCGACGTGACTCTCGACACCGACGTCTACAAGGGCGTCAAGGTCACCGACGAGAACATGACCCTCGACATCGCCGACTTCGGCGTGCAGGTGCTCGGCCCGATCCTGCGCGCTGTCAAGGCTGGCATCGAGGACGAGCTCGTCGACACGGTCACGGGCGCGAGCTACGCCCTCACGGAGACGTTCTCCGAGGCCGACCCGCTGGGCAGCGTGCTCAAGGCCCGCACGGCGCTGAACAAGTGCTACGCGCCGATGGCCGACCGCGTCTTCGCCTGCGGCGCCGAGATCGAGGAGCTCATTCTCAAGGACCTCGCAAGCCGTGAGAGCGGCGCCGCGTCGGCCGAGAGCGCCCTGCAGGACGCGCTGGTCGCCAAGTACGCGGGCTTCCGCATCGTCTCGGTCCCGGCCTTCGCGCCCGACGAGGCGTACGCCTTCCACAAGACGGCGTTCGTGCTCTCGAGCCGCGCTCCCGTCGTGCCCGACGGTGCGAGCTGGGGCGCGACGCAGTCGTTCAACGGCTTCGCCATCCGGGTGATCAAGGACTACGACCCGGACTACCTGCGCGACCGCGTCATAGCCAACTGCTACGTCGGTGCCGACGTCGTGTACGACGACGGTGCCCTGAACAGCGACGACCAGTTCGTCCCCGAGGACGGTTCCGGCTCCGGCTCGCCGATCCTCGTGAGGGCCGTCAAGCTGACGCTCGGCTCTTGAGCTCGACCCGTCCAGCCGTGAAGCTGTCCTACCAGGACGTCTGGCAGGACGGGAAGAGGGTCGCTGCCGGCGAGCGCGACTGCGAGGGCCGTTACGAGCTCATCGCGGACACGCTGCCGGCAGCGGCCCGGTTCACCGTGCTCGACGTCGGGGCGTACGCGGGCTACTTCGCCACCCGTATCGTCGAGGACTTCAATGCTGCGGCGACGGCCGTCGACGACTACGACGGCCTCGCCGCCGCGGCGTCCCCGCAGGTCAAGATCATCGGCAGGCGCCTGAGCCCGGCGGAGCTGGACGCCCTGCCGCGTCACGACGTCGTGCTCGCCCTCTCCGTGCTCCATCACTTCAAGGATTGGCAGGCGGCGCTGCGCGCGCTGCGCGCCTGCCGCCGGCAGCTGCTCATCGAGGTCTGCCACCCGGACGAGGCGTGGATGCGCAGGGCCGCCTCGCGGCAGCACGTAGCCGCTCAGCACCGTGCAGTCTCCGTGCTGCCCGGCGCCGAGCTGCTCGGCACCTCGCCGCGCACCGGCCGCGACGGCGTGACCTACGAGCGCCCGCTCTACCGCGTGCCGGGCACCGTCTCGACGCTGACGGGCGAAGCCTTCACCGGCTCCGGCTGGTGCTCGCGGCTCATGCCGCGCTACGACGTCGGGCTCGGCGCGAAGCTCGGCTACGAGCCCTTCCCCGGCTCGCTCAACGTGCGCCTGCCTGAAGCGCACAAGCTCGGGCGACCGTGGCTCGACTGGCGCCCGGCGAAGCGCCACGACCGCCAGTTCTGGCGCGCGTGGATCGGCGACCTCGCCTGCCACGCCCACGTACCCGGTACGCGCAACCATGGCCCGGACACGCTGGAGCTCGTCGCGCCGGTGAAGCTGCGCGACCGCTTCGGCATCACGGACGGCGACCCGGTGACCTTCGACGTAGAGGTAGGCCAGTGATCCCACAGGTCATCCATCGCATCTGGCGCGGCGGCCCCATGCCAGCGGAGTTCCGCGGCTACGGCCGCTCCTGGAAGAAGCTCAACCCCGGGTGGAAGCTCAGGGAGTGGGGCGACTCCTCGAAGCTCCCCGAGATGCCGGCCGTCTTCGCGCGCTCGCGCGAGCTCGCGCCGCGCGACCATCTGCGCTTCGAGGCCGACGTCATGCGGCTGCAGATCCTCTACGAGCAGGGCGGCGTCTACGTCGACTGTGACATCGAGCCGCTGAAGCCGCTCGGAGAGCTGCTCGACGGCGTCGAGTGCTTCGCGACCTACTCGCCGAACCGCGGCCCGAACGGCCTGCGCCTGCTCACCAACTGCGCGCTCGGCGCGGCCCCCGGGCATCCCTTCATCGCCGCCTGTATCGAAGGGCTCGAGGACTCAGTGCGGCGCTTTCCCGGCCGGCACGTCGCGAAGATGGTCGGCCCCTGGCACGTCTCGCGCACCTACGATGAGCACCCCGATGGCGTTACCGTCTTCGACGAGCACGTCTTCTCGCCGCAGTCGAACCGCGAGCGCGACCGCGGCCTTGCGCCCGATCTGTCGCGCTCCTACGCCTGGCACCACTGGGCGAATACAAGGGGGCGTCGGCGGTGACCTTCGACGTCGTCCGCTACTGGGAGGGCCGCTACGTCCACGGCAAGCGCGGCTCGGGCCTTGGCTCGCGCGGTGAGGCGAAGAAGCGCAAGGCTACCTTCGTCAACGCCCTCGTCGCCGCGCGCAACGTCGACACCGTCGTCGACTGGGGCTGCGGAGACGGCATCGTCGCCGCATTGATCGACGCGCCACACTACATCGGGCTCGACGTGTCGCCGTCCGCGATCGCGCTCTGCCGCGAGCGCGCGGATGCGCCGGGCAGGACATGGCTGACCTATGACGGCTTCGCGGCGCCGGCGCTGCCACCCGCCGACCTGGCGCTGTCGCTGGACGTCATCTTCCACCTCATCGACGACGCGCTCTACCGCCGGCACCTGGAGCTGCTCTTCGGCTCCGCGCCGCTGGTCTGCATCCACTCGTCGAACCGCGACGAGGCGGGTGAGGTCGTGCACATGCGCGAGCGCGAGTTCCTGCCCGATGTCCCGCCGGGCTGGCGCTGCATCCACGAGGGCCCGAGCGACGCCATCGGCTTCTGGGTCTTCGAGCGCGAGGCAACGCCGTGATACGCGCCTGCCTCGCATCCATCCCCGGCCGCGGCGAGTCGCTGCGCCAGGCCGTCGAGAGCCTGCTCGGACAGGTCGACCGCGTGGGCGTCTACCTCAACGGCTACGAGGACGCGCCGGCGTTCCTCGAGCACGAGCGCATCGACGTCGCCCGCTCGCAGGAGCACGGTGACCGCGGCGACGCCGGCAAGATGTTCTGGACCGACGCCGGCGACTTCGACTACTACGTCTCCTGCGACGACGACCTCGTCTATCCGCCCGACTTCGTGGCGCGAATGGTGGCCGGCGTCGACCGCTACCACCGCAGCGCGCTCGTCGGCTGTCACGGCGTGCTGCTCAAGGAGAACCCCGAGGACTACTACCGCTCGCGCGCCAAGCTCTACCACAACGGCGGCGAGGTCGTCGGCGCGCACTCGGTCCACGTCATCGCCACGTCCTCGCTCTGCTGGCATCGGTCGATCCCCGTCAGGCCCGATCTCTTCAAGCATCCGAACATGGCCGACATGTGGATCTCGGCGTGGGCGAACGAGCGCGGGATTCCGCGCATCGTCATCCCCCACGAGGCCGGCTGGCTGCAGTTCATCGAGCACACCGGCGACACCATCTATGACGCCTCGAAGCGCCGCGACGGCGGGGCGATGGACACGAGCGAGATCCAGGGCCGCATCGCGCGCGAGACGAAGTGGCGCGCGTCGCCGCTGCCGGAAGGCCCGCGGCAACGCGCGGTCCTGTCCATCATCACCCACGACCGCGAGGAGGCGCTGCTGCGTCTCCTGGAGGACGTCGAGCGCGAGCGCAAAGCCTTCAACGGCGACCTCGAGGTGCGCGTCTATGACGACCACTCGCGGGGCTACCAGGCCGTGCGCAAGCTGTGCGCGGAGCGCGGCTACGCTTACTGGAGAACCCCCCGGCGTTACGGCCGTGAGCAGCACTGGCGGCTCGTCACGCGCGAGCTCGGCGACCTGCGCAAGCGGCCCGCCGACTGGTACGTCTTCCTCCCCGACGACGTGCGGATCTGCGGCAACTTCTTCGCCCGCACTATCGCCGTCTGGGAGACGCTCGAGGAGCCCGTCGCGCTCAACCTCGTCTTTCATTCCGGCGGCGCGGTGCGCTGGACGAAGGTGAGGCCGCGCAAGGTCGGCGACGGCGTCGAGATCGGCTGGATCGACGGCATGTACATCTGCCGCCGCGAGCTGCTGGAGCTGGTCGACTACCGCGTCCCCGTGCCGTCCGAGGAGTGGGTCGAGGAGTGGGTGAGGCGTCCGCGGAGCAGCGGCGTCGGTAAGTGCATGTCCGAGACCCTGGTCGCCAAGGGCGCGAGGCTCTACCGGCCGAAGCGCAGTCTTGCGATCCACCAGGGCGTCCCGTCCGTCATGCACGGGAGTAAGCGCGAGCGCCAGCCCCTGACGCACCTCTACCCGGTGACGCCCTTCGTGCCCGGCGAAGACTCTGAGGCGCAGCCGGTTCGCTTGTCCGTCGCCATGATGGCGCACCCGAAGCGAGCGGCGCAGGTGAAGTGGATCCTCTCCCGCCTGGACCGTGAGTGCACGGTCGTCTGGGACGAGAAGGGCGACCGCTGGGACACGGGCCGCCGAGCGATGCTCGCCTACGACCCGAAGGCCACCCACCACGCCGTGATCCAGGACGACGTCCTCGTCTGCCGTGACCTCTTCGCCGGGCTCGAGCGCGCGCTGGCGAAGGTGCCCACCGGCTCGCCGCTCTGCGGATACGTCGGCAGAGTCCGCCCCAGCATGGAGATGGTGCGCGCGTGCATCGAGAAGGCAGAGGCCAACCGGGCGTCATGGGTCACGATGCACACCCTCAACTGGGGGCCGCTCGTGGTCGTGCCGACCGCCTGCATTCCCGACATGATCGCGCACTGCGACACCCTCAAGAGGGTCCCGAACTACGACCGCCGGCTCTCTCGCTACTTCGAGCTGCAGCAGGGCATCCGCACCTGGTACACGTGGCCCAGCCTCGTCGACCACGCCGACGGCCCGTCCGTCGTCCGTGGCCGCATGGGCACCGATAGGGAGAAGGGCAACCGCGCCCGCGTCGCCTGGAAGTTCATCGGCGAGGACGCCTCGGCGCTCGAGCTCGACTGGGGGGGCCCGGTCATCGACGCCGACCCGGCGCTGACCGGCCCGGCGCGGACGGGCCGCGCGCCGGTCCACTACGACCGCAGACACGCCACGCCGGCGCACACCGGCAAACCCGTCGTCTACCGCAACCGCGTGACCGACGAGACGCTGGTCCTCAAGCCGTGGAGCCCGCGCATCCGTCGCCTGCGCGGACTGCCGTCCTGGGAGCTCGTCAAGGAAGGGGCACAGGCATGAGCTTCGTCAGCTTCACCGAGTTCCAGGTCCGCTACGAGAACACCGTGCCGGTGGCCGACGAAGAGCGCGTCGCCGCCCTCCTCGACGACGCCTGCGCGCTCGTCACGGACATCGTCGGCGCCACCGTGACCGCAGCCTGGGACGAGGACGGATCGGGCACCGAGGCACCGGGCGGCGTCGTCGCCGCCGTCGTCGCCGCGGTGCGCCGCGTCTATGACAACCCCAGCGGCCTGCAGGGCGAGACGATCGGCGACTACTCCTGGCGCAGCGCGAGCGCGGCAGGCGCCCCGGCGGGTGTCTACTTCACCGCCGCTGAGACCCGCCAGATCAAGCGCGCCGCCGGCGTCTCCGTGGTCGGGACGATCGAGCTCGAGGGCATGCTGCCCGACACGATCGCCGATTCCTCTCAGTACGTGGCCGACGCGGACTCGTCAAACTCCGTCCTCTACTACGCCCGCGAGGACCTGCTGACGTGAGCGCGATCCCCCGCAGACTGCTGCTCGAGTCCGTCTCCGTGCAGACGAACAGCGGCGAGGGCGCCTACGGCCCCGTGCTGGCCGCCGCCGCGACGGTCGCCTGCAAGGCGTCCTGGCGGCGCCAGCTCGTGCGCGACGCGAACGGCGAGGAGACGGTCTCCGAGCTCACGCTCCACGTCCACCCCGACGACGAGGCCAAGTTCACGCCAGGCTCCGCTCTCACGTACGAGGGCTACTCGACCACCGTGCTCAGCGTGGCCCCCGAGCGGCGCCCCGGCGAGACGGTCGTGGTGAGGGTGACCTGCCGATGAGCGGCGTCCTTCGCTGGTACGGAGAGCGCGTCAAGGCGGCGGCCCGCAAGGGCGCCGTCCGCGGCCTCGAGAGCTGGGCCGACGAGGTGCTCGAGGGCTCGCAGCGCCGCGTCCCGGTCGCGCCCATCCGCGGCGGCTTCCTGCGCGACTCCGCCAAGACGGCCGTCGACGAGAACGACCTGCGCGCCGCGGTCTCCTACGAGTCCCCACCGGAGCGCGCCGACGGCCGTATGGGCGGCGCCAGTATGGCCGTCTACGTGCACGAGAACATGCGCGCCCGCCACACCGGCGGCAAGAGCGCGAAGTTCCTCGAGACGGCACTCAACGAGACGCGGCGCTCGGGCCCCGAGCGCGTGCGCCGCGAGATCGCCAGGGAGCTGACATGAGCGGCTTCAAGACCGACCTGCTCACCGGGCTCGCTGCCTGGCTCGCCACGCCGGCGCGCGGGCTCGGCGCGACCTACAAGACCAGCGGCGCCTACGGCGCGCTCGAGCTCGGCATCGTGCTCGGCGAGCTGCGCCCCACGCCCGACCGCCAGATCGCCCTAACCGCCTACCCGGTGAGCGACGACCCGGCGCTCTCTGACTCGGTGCTCGGCGTGCAGGTCCTCTCGCGCTGGGGGGGCCGTGACCCGCGGCCGTCCGACGACCTCGACGACGCCATCTTCAACCTGCTCCACGGCAGGCAGCGCCTCGTGCTGTCGACCGGCATCACCATCGTGCAGATCCTGCACGTGTCAGGAGCCCCGCTCGGTTGGGACGAGAACCAGCGGCGCTCGGTGTCCAGCAACTACTACGTCACGGCCCATCGGCCGTCCACCAACCGCACCTAGAGGAGGCGCGCATCATGGCAGCCACAACCAAGGTCCCACTCGGCGCATCGACGCTCGTGCGCAAGTGGTATCTCGACGTCAACTCCGGCACGCACTCCTCGCCGGTGTGGACGGCAGTCAACGGCCTGACCGAGTTCAAGCCGTCCGTCGAGCACACCCTGCAGGACGACGCCGACTTCGACTCGGAGGGCTACAAGTCGAGCACCGCCACCGCGATCGCCTGGGCGATCGAGGCCAAGGTCGCGCGCAAGGTGACGGTCGCCGACGCGACGGCCTACGACACCGGGCAGGAGATCCTGCGCGCGGCCTCGGACGAGCTCAGCGCCTCGAACACCGTCGAGATCCGCTGGTACGAGATGGAGGAGGACGGCCCGCGCGAGGAGGCGTACCAGGGCTATGCGGCCGTGTCGTGGTCGCCCGACGGCGGCGGCATGGACGCCCTGGACATCGTCTCGGTCAAGCTGACCGGCCAGGGCAAGCGCACCGCCATCACGCACCCTGATCCCAACTCCTGAGAGCAGGGATAGGCCATGGCCTTCCGCGACCTCGACGAGTTCCTCGAGGCCGAGCCGCTCGTGCTTCCGATCCGCGGGAAGGACTACTCCTTCCCCGCCGAGATCAGCGCCCGCACCTGGCTGCGCGTGCAACGGCTCGGGCCCGAGCTCAACCGGGCCGTAGCCGCCAGCCAGGCGGGCGAGCCCTTCGACGCCGACGCCGAGGCGCTCTCGGATATCGACTCCGACGAGCTCCTCACCGAGCTCTGCGGCGACGCGCTCGAGGAGATGCTTGACGACGGCGTGACGAGCGCCCAGCTCAAGGTCGTGCTCGCCACGCTGCTCGTGTTCCACCTCTCCGACCGCGATCAGGCCGAGGCGATCTGGAACGCACGGGGGGAAACGCCGGCCCCGAACCGGGCGGCGCGCCGCAGCTCAACGCCGGCGACGCCGTCCCGGTCTCGGGGCTCCCGCGCTGGGTCGACCTCCCGCAGCAACCAGGCGGCCCGACGTGGCCGGCCGTCCTCGAGCAGTGGGAGCTGATCGAGGCTGACATGCACGAGCACTACGGCATCGACCTCTCCGAGCCCGGGCTCCTCGACAGGCGCTCGGGCCGCTGGCTGCGCGTGCGCATCGAAGGCCTCTTCGGCTGCGCGAGCGGCGGCCTCGTGCCCGTGCGCTCGCGCCTTGCCCGCGCGCTGTTCCCCGACAAGGAAGAGGGCTGAGCTGTGGCACTCGGTGGCATGACGGTAGGCGAGCTCGTCGCCATTCTGGACGTCGACGACAGCAAGTTCGACAGCAAGCTCGGCGGCGCCGAGCGGCGCTTCGGCAAGCTCGGCGGCGTCCTCAAGACGGCCGGCGTAGCCGCCGGGACGGCCGCTCTCGCCGGCCTTGGAGCCATCCTGCACACCGGCACGCAGGAGGCGATGGACGCCTCCGCCGCGCAGGCCCAGCTCGAGGCCGGTATCAAGTCGACGGGCGGCGCCGCCGGCGTCACTGTCGGCCACCTGAACGATCTTGCCAGCGAGATCCAGGCGTACTCCGGCCAGACCGACGACTCGATCGCCCAGACCGAGGCCCTGCTCCTCACCTTCACGAACATCAAGAACGCAGGCCCCGACAAGATCTTCGACCAGGCCACGCGGGCCGCCGCCGACATGGCGGCGAGGATGGGCACCGAGGCGCCCGCGGCGGCGATCCAGCTGGGGAAGGCGTTGAACGACCCCGTGAAGGGCGTCACGGCGCTGACCCGCGTCGGCGTCCAGTTCACGGACGGCCAGAAGGCGCAGATCGCGGCCATGATGGAGGCCGGCGACGTCGCCGGCGCCCAGAAGATCATCCTCGCTGAGCTCAGCAAGGAGTTCGGCGGCGCCGCCAAGGCTGCCGGCGAGTCGCTTCCCGGCCAGGTCGACAAGGCGAAGCGCGCCTTCGAGGATATGTCGCAGAGCATCGTCGCCGGCGTGCTGCCGACGATCGTCGGGGTGCTGCCGCACATCACCGGCGCGCTCGCCGACGTCGCCTCCGGCGTCAAGCGCATCGTCGGCGACATCGTGGCGGGCTTCAAGAGCGGCGGCCTCAGGGGAGCCCTGGACGCCGTGGTCGACATGATCAAGCGGACGGCGCCCAAGGTTGGGCGACAGCTGCTCGAGCTCGGCAAGGAGTTCCTCGCGTGGATCGGGCCGCTGATCCCGCCGCTCATCGAGAGGCTCGGCAAGCTCGCGCAGGAGTTCGTCGCCTGGATCGCCCCGCTGATCCCGCCGATACTCGTCGCCCTGGGGAAGATCGCGGCGAAAATCGTTTGGTGGATCGTGAGCAAGCTGCTCCCGGCCCTGGTCAAGGCGCTCGCCGGCATCGCCCTGCAGCTCGTGAAGTCGAGTCTCTCGCTCATGGCCAAGGTCGGGGCCGCCATTGTCCGCGGCCTCTGGAACGGCGTCAAGGCGGCGTGGGGCGCCTTCGTCGGCTACCTCGCCTCGCTGCCCCGCCGGATCGCCTCTGCCTTCGGCGGCGATCTCGGGCGCCTGCTCTACAGCGCCGGCGCCAAGGTCGTGACCGGCATGTGGAACGGGATCAAGAGCATGGCGGGCTGGCTCTACGGCAAGGTCAGGGGCTTCGCCTCCGGCATCTTCGACGCCGTGAAGAAGGGCCTCGGCAAGCTCTGGCCGGGCTCGCCCTCGCGCGCCGGTATCGAGCTCGGCTACTTCTTCGGCCTCGGCATCGAGAAGGGCGTCCTCGCTTCGCTGCCGCGTGCTGCGGCAGCGGTCGGCAAGCTCGGCGGCGCGTTCGCCCTGAGTGAGGGATCGTCGTTCGTCGTCGCGCCGAAGCTCGCCTTCGCCGGCACGCCGACAGGCGCTGCCTCCACTGCGCCCTCGATCGTCGTCCATCCGGGCGCCGTCAACGCGCCGATCTCGATCACCGTCGGCGACCGGGCCCGCGCCGCCGACGTCGGCCGCGCCGCCAGGCGCGGCGTCGAGCAGGCGCTCGTCGGCCTCGCGCGCGAGATCAGCGCCCTGGGGAGGAGGTAAGCCGTGAGCGTCGAGACTCTCGATCCAGATGTGCGCATCTCGGCCACCGGTGTGTGGACGAGGACCGGGGGAACGAGCCTGGTCGACGTGCTGAGCGACGACTCGGACGACACCTACGCGCGCTCGAGTATCAAGAACACGATGTGTAAGTTCAGCTGCGCCGACCCCGGCGCGGTCACCGGCAAGCTCGTCAGCGTCTGCCCCTGGGTGCGCGCGATGAAGAGCGGCACGATGCGAGCCCAGGCGTTCGTCCTCGGTTACTACGGGGCTTCCGGACTGCTCAGCGCTCGCCAGAGCATCGGGCACTACGTGAAGACCGGCGTCGCCCTCACCATCCCGCACGCCGAATCCGCCACTGACTGCGAAGTCGCGGCGCACAACGGCCTCCACGACTTCACCCTGCTGGGCAGGAACCACGAGCAGGATGCGAAGTGGGCCGGGCTCGGCCTCGTCGACAGCTCCTCGGCGGCTGGGCGCGCGATCGTCTACGAGGCCGGCCTCAAGGCGTACTACCTCGAGCCGGCGACGATCGACACGCCGGCGGCGCCGACGGGAACGGTGAGGGCGACGCAGATGCCCGACTGCAGCGTCGACGTCTCCTGTATCGTGGAGTCGTGGCAGGTCCCGAGCGACCTGCCGCCCTGGCTCTGCGACGGCTCCGTCGAGTTCCGCATCTATGCCGACGCCGACGTGCCGTCTGGCTCGACCTCGCCGCCGACCGGCGTCGACCCGGTCTGGCAATTCATCGCGCGTTTCACCGAGGCGACCTACGGCGACGGCTCGACGCCCTCCGAGCAGACGGTGACGGCGACCCCCGAGGACCCGCTGTCCAACGGCGACTACTGGATCTTCACCCGCGTAAGCCGTGACCTGCCGAGCGGGGCCGAGCGTTACTGGAGCTCCTGGACGTGCGCCGAGTTCACGATGGACGTCGCCCTCCCGAACACGCCGACCCTCGCCGGCACGGCCGACGACGACGAGCAGTGCGTCGATCTCTCCGTGACGGCGACGACGACGACGGGCTACGAGGACGACTCCTACGAGGCCAGCGTCGAACGCTCCGACGACGGCGGCCTGACGTGGACCAAGGTCCGCGGCTGCCAGGACGTCGTCATCGCGCTCGGGGCGAACGTCCTCACGCCCGACTACGAGGCGCCGCGCGGCGTCACCGTGACCTACCGGGCGCGGGTCTCCGCGGAGCTCACCGCCGACGGGACGCGCATCTGGAGCGAGTGGGACACGGCGAGCGTCGAGACCTACGCCGTGCAGAGCTGGAACCTCAAGGTCCCCGAGGACGCGACGAAGAACTGGATCGCGGCGCCGGTGCGCGTCGAGCCCGTGGCGCAGCGCGATCAGGAGCTCGGGGTCTTCCGCCCCTTCGACCGCCTCGGCGCCGTGGTGCTCGCGGCGCCCGTCTCCGGTGAGACCGGCTCGCTCGCGGTCTACTGTCACGACGCGACCGACGTCGCGCTCTTCAAGGCCATCGTCGCCTGGGAGGGCGCGCTCTACCTCGAGACGCCCTGGGGCGAAGCGCGCTACATCCACATCACGAGCGCCGAGTGGGTGCTCGGCGGGCTCGCCGACGGACCCTGGCGCACCGCCTCACTCGAATATGTCCAGGTCGGCATGCCGGCGGTGAGCTGAGATGGCCGTCCCGACAATCGTCAACCGCGCGACGGCGGCGTACCAGTACTTCGGCAATTACGTCGACCTCGGCTACCCCTCACCTCTCGAGTGGGCCGAGGTCGGCCGGCCTCCGGTGGTCTGATGCGCGTCCGGATCCCCTCGCGAACGGCTGCGCTCGACGGCGGCCTGACGAGCTCAGGCGGCACCTACGAGCAGCGCCGCGCAGGCTACTGGGTGAGCTGAGCCGTGCCAACCGCCTACGCCTTCGCCACAAACGCCGCCGAGGACGGCTATATCTCCGAGGGCGAGGCTCCTGATAAGACCACCCTGAACCCTCTGGTTGGGCAAAAGGCCGGCTCTAAGTACCAGACCTTCCTGGAGTTTCAGGTCGCCGCCCTTACCCAGCCGCTCGGCAGCTTGGGAGAGCGGCGGCTCACGCTCCCCATGGGGGCCGACTACTCAACGACCGACTTCACGCTGGAGTTCTACGAATACGACTGGGGCGGGACGCTTGAGAGCGAGGACTTCCGCTCCGATGCCGAGCTGGCCGCCCTCTATGCTGCCGGCAAGCTGATCGGCAGCACATCCTCCGCCGGCTGGACAGCGAATACACGGCGGGAGGTCACGCTCACCGCCTACGGGGAGTCGCGCCTGGCAGACCTCTTCAACGCGGGCGGGACGCTTCGCCTCGTGATCGCATCCGACCGCCAGCGACAGGGGATAGTGGCCTCCGGCAACGAGTACGTGCGGGTCACGACAGCCTCCCAGGCCGACCCTTATAAGCCCTACATCTCGCGAGCCTATGAGAACGCGGCAGCCGGGGTCATCCTCCAGTTCGACATGGCCAACTACGGGTGCGGCTCCGTGGCCACGGGGGCGCTCACGTTCTCGCGCACCAGCACCCTGATCAAACACGGCAACTTCGGGGCTTCGGAGCAGGGCTGGTACTTCGAGGTCGTAGCCAAGAACGCAGACAGCGTCGACCGCGTGGTGAGCCTCTGGGACGCCACCAACTCGGCGGTCATGGCGACTGTGACCATTCCCGCTGGGGCGAGATCCGCCCGGGTGCGCTCCAATGCCTTCACCCCCAACGGCGGGGACGTGGTCTATCAGCTCCGCAACCCGCAGACCACCTCCGAGAACCAGGTCATAACGTGGGCCTCCCGCCTGATCTGGAGGGCCAAGGGAGTGACCAAGTGCGACGTGCCCCTGGGCATGATCGGGGCCTATGCCTGGCCCTATTCGGCGCAGTACAGGGGGGACGACTCAACTGGTAGTGCTGTGGCCTTCTCCACGACCTCCCAGACCTACGACACGGCCAGCGTGGTGCGCCGCACGGGGCCACGGCTCCGCAAGAGCCACTACCGCACCCCCAAGAGCTGCCGGCTGGATGTGGTGATGTGTACGACAGCCGGCGGCACGGCTAAGGCCAGGCTCTACGACCAGGACGCTGCCGCACAGGTCGGCTCGCTGGAGCTCTCAACGACCAACGATGCGGCTCCCTACGCCGTGGCCTCAGGGGCTCTCGACTGGGCCGACATCCCCAGCGACCATCACATCTCCGTGCAGCTCAAGAACGACACGGCCGGCAAGACGACCTACTACTTCAAGGGCCAGCTCACCGTGCACCTGGCCCCTGTGCAGGAAGCGGACGCCATCGTGGAGGCCATCGTCGGCTGGGGTGGCGTGAGCTCGGGCTACACACACGAGTGGAGCAAGAGCCTGCTGGAGCTGGACGCCTACGGCGGCAATATCGTCGGCCTGGGCGTCATCGGCTATGCGAGCTCGCGGACCTACGGGAACGGGGCTCAGGTCAGCCCTTATGAGTACATCGGCCAGCAGACCGCGGGTGACGACGGGCTCGCCTCCATGTCTGCGCTCCCCAACTTCCTGACGGTCATCCCGGCCACCGGCTGGAGCTACGACTTTGAGGACGCCGACCTCGCCTATCTGGCCAACAATGTGCGGGTCGTGGCCTCCAGCAAGGCCACGGGTGGGAGCGACGGCTGGACAGCCAACGCCTGGTGGATCGTCAACTACGGCAACCCCGGCATCGAGTGGACCGGGCTCTCACTCTCCATCAACGGCGGGGTGGCCACAACCGACGACAACGACGTCGCGCTCACGATCAACGCGCGCGCCAACGGCAGCCCGCCCGACGAAATGCGCTTCTCGTCCGACGGCGTTGTGTGGACGGATTGGCAGGCATACGCGACCGGCCGCGCCTGGCAGCTCCCCGCGCAGACTGACGCCGACCCACACGCATGCACCGTGTACGCGCAGTTCCGCGCACAGCTCGAGGGAGAATGGTACGAGAGCGAGGCCGTGAGCGACTCGATCGACCTCGAGGTCGCCTGGACCGAGTCGATCGCCCTCAACGCCGGCGCCGAGACGACCTACGGCACGACGGTCGACGTCACCCTCGCGGCGACGAGCTCGGCCGGCGCCGTCACGCACTACCGCCTGCGTGAGGACGCCGGCACCTGGTCGCCGTGGACGGCCTACGCGCCCACGACGACGCTCGAGCTCGACGGCCTCGGCGAGCACACCGTCGACGCCCAGTTCCGGGACAATGACAGCAACACGAGTCCCGGCACGAGCGCGGCGATCGAGGTGCTCGACACCGGCGAGGCCGCCGAGATTCTCGCCGTCGAGCCCGTGCAGAGAATCGTCGCCGGCATCCTCGGCTACCTCGACGGCGAGCTCGTCGCCGAGTTCCGCGCCGTGGGCGGCAGCATCACCGCCGACGCCCGCAACGCCATCATGCGCACCTGCTCGATCGACTTCGCGCCCGGCATCTGGTCCGGCGGCGAGGTCATCACCGGCCTTGCCACGCACCGCGCCGTGTACGAGCTCCTCTGCACCCCGGGGCTCGAGCTCGCCGTGCGCCGCGGCTGGCGCACGCCGCAGGGTGACGACGTGATTATCAGCCTGGGACGCTTCATCGTCGACGAGGCCACCTACAGCGAGGCCGAGGACGGCACGCGGGTGAGCTGCTCGGGCTCCGACCTGGCGGCGCGCATCCAGCGCGCCCACTGGACCGACCCCTACCAGATCGCCTCGGGGACGCAGCTCGCCGTCGCCCTTGACGCGCTGCTGCGCGACCGCTGGCCCGACGTGCGCATCGGCTTCGACGAGGTGAGCGTGCCCGACACGCTCGGCGCCGCCGCCGTCTTCGAGGCCGGCGCCGACTCCGACCCCTGGGCCGACGCCCAGAACCTCGCCGAGGCCCACGGCTACGTCCTCTATCCCGACACCGAGGGCGTCTTCCGCCTGCGCATGCCGCCCGATCCGTCCGCCAGCGTCCCGCTCTGGACTTTCGAGCGCGGCGACGGCGCGGTGATCGTCCAGCAGGAGCGCGTCGCGCCGATGGAGCGCGTCTACAACGGGGTCATCGTGACGGGCGAGGGCTCGGGGCTCGACGTCCCTGTGCGCGGCGAGGCCTGGGACGAGCAGCCTGACTCGCCGACCAGCATCTATGGACCCTATGGGCTCGTCCCCTACTTCTACTCCTCGAGCCTGATCGCCGACGCCGAGCAGGCGGCGAGCGCCGCGGAGTCGATCCTCGCCACGGTGATCGGGCGTATCGAGCAGCTCTCCTGGCAGCAGATCCCCAACCCCTCGCTCGCGCCCCTGGACCCGGTGGAGATCGAGGACGAGGACGAGGTCCTGCACTCGTACATCATCGACGAGATCACGATCCCGCTCTCGCCGACGCAGGCGATGAGCGCGACCGCCCGTGAGACGCGCGTCGCCTACGGCGTCGACGTGCGCAACCAGGAAGAGGGTTCGTGATGGACATCCACCGCATCGCCGAGATCGTCGCCGGGCCGCGGCAGCCGCTGCGCCTGCGCCAGGGCACGGTCGACACGGTCAACCTTGACGGCACGGTAGACCTCACGATCGCCGGCTCGACGACCGTCATCACGGGCGTCAAGTACTTCGACGGTGTGACACCCGAGGAGGGCCACGGGATCTGGCTGCTCACCGACGGCGTCGATCTCATCGCCATCGGGACCATCGGGGCCACGCCATGAACACGAACGGCAAGACGACCGACGCCGAGATCGCCGCCATCCTCTCGGGAGGCCGCGAGCAGATCGATCGCTACCTCGTCACCTGTGCCATCCAGACGAAGAAGTCGCTTGACGGACTACCCGAGAGCATCGCCCTCGTGGTGAGCGACGCCGTCGCGACCTGCCGCGCAGAGACCGAAGAGCGCCGCGACCATCTCGACGAGCTCTGGGAGGCGCGCACGAAGGCCAAGGGCGTCTCGGCCTTCTGGGCGACCATGGGCAAGGTCCTCGCCGCCGCCTGCGCGCTTGGCGGCCTCGCGGTCGCGCTAGCCAGCTTCATCCAGGCGTAAGCCCCTAAGGCGATTCAGGTTGGGCGTGTTTCCTGCGCCATCCTCATCGTGCGGCACTCGCGACGCCCGCGCGGGCGTCGACGATCGCGGTAGGGAGGTCACGATGAAGACTCTCAAGCGCGGCTCACGCGGCCGGCGCGTGGTGATCCTGCAGGAGGCCCTCAAGGCCAACCCCTACGGGCACTTCGCCTGCGGCGCCGTCGACGGCGCCTTCGGTGCGCGCACGGCTGCCGCCGTCCACGAGGCCAAATGGTGGCTCGGCTACCGCCGCGGGCGCTGCACGACCAGCGCCGGCCACGTCCTGCTCGCGATCCTGCAGGGCAGGCGCCACCTCACCGCCCCCCAGGCCATCCGGCGCAGGGTGCGCCAGCGACGTGCCGACCAACAGCCCCTGCGCCTCAAGGCGCTCGAGCGCGCCCGCAAGGACGTCGGCCTCGTCGAAGGCCCCGACAACGACATCGTCTACACGCGCTGGTGGGGCTGGCGCATGCCCTACTGCGTCGTCGCCCTCACCTACTGGTATGCCCAGGTCGGCTCGAAGACCGCCGCCAAGCTCAAGGGCACGCTGGAAGGCTGCAACACCGACTACCTGCTGCGCGCCGCCTTCGCCGGCAAGCACGGCCTCCGCGTCGTGAGCTCGCCGCGGCCCGGCGACGTGGGCGTGATCGACTGGGACGGCCACATCGACCCCGATCACGCGCTCATGGTCGTCGATGTCCACGCCGACCTCGTGAGGACGCTCGAGGCCAACGCCACGCTCGACAGCGGCAAGCAGGGCGTGGGCTACCACACCCGGCCGCGGCGCAACTGCTGGTTCATACGGGTGGCCGACTGACGTGGCCGCTCCGCGCGTCGTTCGCAGCGACGAAGAGATACGAGCAGCGTGGGAGGCGGCCCAGGGGCGCTCGCAGTTCTGCCGCAAGCTCGCCATCGGCTACAACCCTGTGGCCGCCGCGCGCCTCTGCGCTCAGGCCGGGCTCGACTATCCGGCGCCGCACTGGGGATACCGCTCGCTGCCGCAGCCCAAGCTGCCGGATCCGGCCGAGCAGGTCGCGCGCGACACCGAGCTGCAGCGCGCCAAGGACGAGCGCGATCGCCTGCGCGCCCAGTACCGCGCCAGCCTCCGCGAGGCGAACCTGCACCGGGAGCTGCTCGAGCTCGCGCGCGAGGCGTGGAAGCCCTACGCGCCGGCGCCCGTCGTCACGCCCAAGGTCGCCAAGTCGGCCCTGCGCGAGGACGCCATCCTCTCGTGGGCCGACTGGCACGGCGGCGAGGTCGTCGACTACGACGTCATGCAGGGCTACAACGCCTACGACCCGGCCATCATGTGCAGGCGCGCGCAGTACACCGTGGACACGACGCTCGAGCTGCTGTTTGCGCGCCACGTCGGGACGACGTTCGAGCGCCTCTGGGTCTTCGACCTCGGCGACTCGATCAACGGCGACCTGCTCGACGAGGCCAAGGCAACCAACGCCGTGCCGGTCAACGAGTCCATGCGCCTCGTCGCTCACGTACGCGCCCGAGCCCTCACGGAGCTCGCCGCCTACCTGCCCGTGACCTACATCGCGGTACCGGGGAACCACGCCCGGCGCAGCCCGAAGATGCAGTGGAAGCTGCCCACCGAGACGGGGGACTGGCTGATCGCGGAGATGGTCGGCGACCTCTGCCGGGAGAACGAGCGCATTCAGTGCGTGAGCCCGAAGTCGTGGTCGGTCAACGTCGAGATCCGCGACCACGTCCACGCCCTGAACCACGGCACGACGATGGCCAAGGGCGGCTTCGGGGGTATCTCCTGGTACTCGATCCAGCGCTCCGACGGCAAGCTGACGGCACTGGAGTCGGCCCGCGGCCGCCACGTGAACTTCCGCTGGCTCGGCCACATCCACCAGCGCGCCGAGATCCCCGCGATGGACGGCGAGGGCGAGCTCTTCGTCGTCGGCAGCCTCAAGGGCGGCGACGAGTACGCCCTCTACGGCCTGCAGTCCTACTCAGGCCCGCGCCAGCAGCTCGTCGGCTGCCACGAGAAGACGGGCGTCTCCTGGCGCTACCCGCTCTTCGTCCAGTTCGGCGACGAGCGGCCGAGCCGTTACGAGGATCTGCTCTCATGAGCACCGACGCCTACCCCGAGTGGCCCTGCCCCTACTGCGGGCACACGGCGTGGAGCGAGCTGTTCGCCAAGCCGATGCGGCGCTGCGAGCGCCTCAACCCCGTCATATGCGGTCACTGCAACGTCCTCTTCAACGCGAACTGGGTCGACGGCTGCTGGATGGGCCGCATGACGGAGGCCGAGTGGCCGGGGGCGCTGGCCGCCTTCGTGGAGATGAAGGCCGAGGTGCTGCGGGGGGAGCGGTGAACTACACGCTCCACCACGGTGACTGCCTAGATGTCATGGCTGGGATGGACGACGCCTCGGTGGACTTCATCTTCACCGACCCGCCCTACGGCCACAACAACAACAACAACGGCGACCTCATCCACCGTCGGGAAGCCGCCCTCGGTCGGCTTCCCAACGGTGCGAATCCACCGTTGGCTCGCCCCATAGCGAACGATGGAGCCGAGGCCGACGAGGTGTTCGCCGCCGCCCTGCCGCACTTCCGCAGACTGCTACGGACGGGCTGCTGCTGCTGCTGCTGCGGCGGCGGCGGCGGCCCCGACCCGATGTTCGCCCGCTGGTCACTCGCCCTCGACCGCGAACTGGAGTTCAAGCAGATGGTGGTCTGGGACAAGGGGCCGATGGGCATGGGCTGGCACTACCGGCGCAGCTACGAAACCGTGCTCGTGGCGATGAAGCCGGGCGGCCCGTGTAAGTGGTACGACGAGACTGACCGGGTTGAGAACATCATCCGGCCCGGCTTCCGGGGAATCCGCAAGATTATCCCGTCCGCCGCCGAACACCCGACGCCGAAGCCTATCGGGCTGGCGGCGCACTTCATCCAACTACACACGCAGCCGGGCGACGTCGTGCTCGACCCGTTCATGGGCGGCGGCTCAACCGGCGTGGCGTGCGCCGAACTTGGCCGCGACTTCATCGGCATCGAGCTAGACGAACACTGGCACGACTACGCCGAGCGTCGCATCGGGGCGGCGGCGGCGCAAGAGAGGCTGCCCGTATGACGGCCGAGGTGCTGAGGGGGGAGCGGGAATGAGAACCACCGTCCCACTTTACAAACTAGACGCGACTAACGGAGCGGACGAAACCTTGAAACAGCCTGCAAACGACAATATTCACGTCGGACATGAATATGGGCCAAACGCTGAATATGTTTCCTCAGACGGCAAGTTTCCTGCGTCAGGAAACTTGAATAGCGCCGAGCCGCGTGAAAGTACTGCGTACATAACTGATTCGCATAGTAACGCAGTACAACCACACGCGCGCGTCGGCACCGTCTACTACGACGAGGAGACCGGCGAGTACGTCATGCCGGGAGACTTCTTCGGCGAGGGGGAGCTGCGCTGGAAGGCAGACACGCCGTTTCCCAAACGGGAAACAGCCCCCCAGCATGAAACAGCAGCGGCCAGTAGTCAGGGATCGCTTGACTACTCAAAAGGATCGCTTGACTACTCAACTGCCGAGGATTACTCGACCCTTGACGGCCAGCTGCGCCTCTACGACCAGCGTTTCGACCGCGCCCTGGCCAGCCTCCTGCGCGACCTCGAATCGGGTGCATATCGCCTCCACCTGAGGCAGCTCGGCAGGGAGCGGCTGATCGCCGGGCACGCCATGTACGGCGACGAGATGTACCGCTGGCACCCGGCCGTGAGGCAGGCGAACACCGACGAGGAGGTCGCGGATGCCGTCGTGTACCTGACGAGCGAGCCGTGAAGCGCACCGCCGCCCTCCTCATTCTCCTCTGCGCTGCAGATTGGGCCCTCACGGCTGACGGGCTCGCGCTCGGCTTCAACAGCGAGCTCAACCCGCTCGTCGCCCCGCTGTTCGAGGTGGGCGCCGTCTTCGCCTTCGCCTGGAAGATCGGCCTTACGGCCGTAGGCGCCGGCCTGCTCGCCCTGGCCCGCGCTCCCCGCGCCCTCGCCTTCTGCGTCTGGGTCTACGCCGCCCTGCTGGCCTATCAGGTCGGCGCACGGCTTCTCATCCTCTAAGACGATTCAGCCCCCCAGAGGCGCCTCTCCTACCCTCGCCCTGAGTGCAGTGGAGGGCCGGTCGCCGCGCGCATGAGCCGAGGCGGGACCGAGCACCGGCGAGCAGGTGGGGGCCGCCGGCGTCCTGCAGGCTACCGAGGAGGAGCGTGAAGAGTGCCATCCTGGTCGCGCTCATCGCAGCGACCGTCTTCTCTGTCGGCGCGTCTGGCGAACCTGCTCGCGCGGCTCAAGGCGCCTGCCCGATCTGGCAGGCGGAGCGCGACGTCAAGGCCGCCGAGCGCGCCGTTGAGCGGGCAGAGGCTCGCCTCGGCGAGGCACGCCGAGTCCTTGCGCAGACAAAGCGAGCGACGGCTCTCTACGGAGCCGGAACTGGACGCTGGGTACGACTTGCTCGCCGGACAGGCTGGCGCTGGGACGAGCTTCCGACCCTCATGCGCGTGGTCTACGGCGAGAGCCGGGGCAACCCCCGCGCGACGAACGGCCAGTACCGTGGTCTCATGCAGCACGGCGCCTACTGGTATTCGGTCTACTGGAGCTTCGACCCCTACAAGCCCCGCGCCTCGCTCCTCTACGGGCGCAAGCTCAAGCGCCTCTGCGGGTGGGAGCAGTGGAGCGCCTACTGACGCATAGCTAGCAGGTCAAGTGACGCCCACTGCTCACAAGGGCTGGGCGTTGGGAGGGTCCCGGACGCGGGGGAGCAAGGTGGGAGCCCCCCTGCACGACAGGAGGAAAGAGATGGACTGGTCGGTATTCCAAGCAGCGCTCATCCGCTTCGGATGGACGCTCGTCCTCACCTACGGGGCGCAGTTCGTCGCCTGGGGTGTGGACACCGGCAACTGGGAGGCCGTCGGCGCCACGGGCGCCACGGCGAGCGCCCTCGCGGCGGTCGTCTACGGGCTCAAGAAGTTCTTTTTCCCCGACACGACCCTCTAGTCGCCGTCGCCCTAGCGCGCCGGCCGCGCCCCCTGCGGCTGGCGCGCTACCCACACCCCGCCATGCTCTGCCTGCCTTGAAGGAACATGCCGCGCCGCGTCGAACACGCTCCTACGTTGTCACGATTGAAGACGCGTAAGGCTTGCAACCGGCGCGATATTGCTCACAGAATGTGCACAACCTGTCGATACAGAAGCTAGAGGAGGTGATGCGAACGCCGACATGACCGGCATCACGAGACAGGGAGAAGATTTTGTCCTGCAAGATACGGGGCGCCGCTCCCCGACACGAGATACGGCGCCCGGCTCCCGAGAACAGAAGCAAGCCCACCTATAAGCACAACCGGCGCGAAAGCGCAAGGCCTTCCGCCGTTGGCCCCCTGGCTCTGCCACGACCGGCCGAGCCGCCCCTCGTCAGCTTCAGGCCCCGCCGGCACGCCCACGCGCGCCCCGGCGGCTTCGCCGTCTTCGCCTTTGTGCTCTTCGCCGTCTTCTACCTCGCCGGCCACATCGCCGTCTGGGCGATCGGCTGGCAAGGCCTGGCGGCTACCGCCGGCGCGCTCCTCTACGTCGTCGCCCTGGCGACCGCCTGGGGCATCGCGAACGGCGCCCGCAAGGGAGGTTCCTGATGGACTACCTGCTCACACTCGTCGTCATCGCCTGGCCGGTCGCCCTCGCGGTCGGCGGCCACGTCGCCGTCTTCGCCTTCGTACTCTTCGCCGTCTTCTACCTCTACTGGAGGGCACGGTGACGCGCGCCTACACGCGGCGCATCGAGCCCGCCAACCTGCGCGACCTGCCGAGCGTGCTCGACACGCAGCAGACGGCGAACGTCCTGCGCGTCTCCGTCGAGCGCGTCCGCGAGCTTGCCAAGGCCGGCCGCCTGCGCAACCTCGCCTACTCGTCTGACTACCTCTACGACGCCCGCGAGGTCCTGCGGTTCCTCGAGGAGGCCACCGATGCCTGACCCCTACCGCGCCACGATCAACGGCAAAGCCAGCGGCGTCTGGGCGGCCGAACTGGGCACGCCCGTCGAGGTCATCGACCACGCCGCCAACGGCCGCGCCGTCCTCGTGCGTATGCCCGAGGACGCGCGGCTCTGCAAGAAGGCTGGGCGGCTCTGCTGGATACCGAGCCGCTGGGTCGACGAAGAACCCGCGCCGCGGACCTGCCCGGTCTGCGGGGCACCGATCGAGAGCCAACACCCAACTGATGGAGGTCAGGAATGAACGCACAGCCCATCGTCGTCAACCCGCTCGTTATCGAGCGAATCGACGTCGAGATCGTCGGCCGCACGCCCCTCATTGTGCACAACTGGGACGAGAAGGCCAAAGAGGAGATGCGCTCCAAGGGCGACCCCAACAAGGCGCCAAAGAAGCGCGAGAAGCGCGACCCCCAGGCAGCCTTCCAAGCGAGCCGCTACATCATGCCGGACGGCGCCGACGGCTTCCCCGCCGTGGCCTTCAAGGCCGCCATCGCCGACGCCTTCCGGTTCTTCGAGGGCAGCGGCCTCAAGAAGGTCAACCTCAAGCAGTCAATCTTCATCAGGGGCGAAGGCCAGAACCAGCTCGTCCGCATCATCGGCGAGCCCGAGATGCGAGAGGACATGGTCCGCGTCGGCATGGGTCAGACCGACTTGCGCTGGCGTGCACAGTTCTGGCCCTGGGGCGTGATCCTGCCTGTCGAGTTCATGCCCTCCATGATCGGCGCTGACGCGCTTGTCAACCTCATCAACGCGGCCGGCTACGGCGGCGTCGGCGAGTGGCGCCCGTCTGCCCCGAAATCCGCGACCGGCAACTACGGCATGTTCGAGGTGAAGACATCATGAACGTACCCACGACCCGGCAGCTTCTCGAGGACATCTACCACGACCGCGGGCGGCTCACGCCAGCCGACGTCGTCGATGTCGCGCAATCCGAGGACCACCCGCTGCACGACCGTTTCACATGGGACGACGGCGAGGCCGCGGAGAAGTGGCGCCTCGAAGAGGCCAGCCACCTCATCCGCACGACGCGCGTGGTTCGCGAGATCGTCGATCACGGCAAGGCTCGCGTCGTGGTCGTCCGCGCCTTCCCCAACATCGCCGGCGAGGACTACATCCCAATGGACGTCGTGCTCGGGCGCCCCGACCTTGAGCAAGCCCTACTCGAGGAAATGCGGGCTGACATCCGCGAGCTCGAGCGCAAGTACAAGGCGCACCTTGCCCTCTTTCACGAGGTCCTCACATCGGCGAGCGCCTAGGCAGGCCTGCCATGGCGTGGCACGGCAGGGCTTGGCCGGGCAAGGCAGGCAAGGCAGGGCATGGCGAGGCGCGGCACGGCAGGGCAAGGCAAGGCAAGGCGTGGCACAAGAACCGAAAGGACTGACGTGAGCAGCTTCGCCGCCGAAGAGCGCGAGCTCGAGGAGCGCGAGTACGAGGACGAGGTGCAGGCCGCACTCCGCGCCCGCAGCTTCGACGCGATCCACGACCTGCAAGTCTCCGCGTCCGCCCTCGCCGAGGCCATCCGCCGGCGCGCCGTCGCCGAGCGCGACGACCGCCGCGACCTGCGCCAGGCAATCGAACGCTGCGCGGCCATGTGGGAGACGCAGGAATGCGACGGGCGCTGCTCGAGGTGCGAGGCGGTGGGGGCAAATGACTGACCTCGTCCCGTACACACCGCAAGAGGTCGAGCGCCCCGACGATACCGACCAAGCCCTCGCCCTCGTTGACGCCGCCCGCCAGCAGTTGGCACAGGCCGAGACGCTTCAGGACTTCACCTCAATCGCGAAGAAGGCTGAGGCCATCCGCTACCTCACCAAGAAAGCTGGCCTCGCCCTCGCGGCCACCAACGCTGCCGCCCGCCTCAAGGTCGATGCCGAGCGACGGTGCGGGGCCATGCTGCTCGAGCTCAAGCAGGCGGGCGAGTACGGGCCGGGGCGCAAATCGTCCATCGTGGACGATTTGCCAGCGCACGTCGTCACCCACCGCTGGCAGGACATGGCGCGAGTGCCGGAGGAAGCCGTGCGCCTGTACCTCACCACGCAAGAGGAGAAGGGGGCAGAGATAACGAGCGCCGCCATTCAGCACATGGGCGCTCGTATCCGGCGCATGGAGACCGTCCACGAGCGCGATGAGGCGCTGCATGAAGACTGGCTACGCGCCGCTTTCCAGATCGCTGCCGCGAAGGGCCAATACCAGCGCTGCCTGCTTGAGCCAAATCCCACGAGAGGCGTTCTTGTTGGCATACGGGAGCTGTGGGAGGCGAAAAGGCCATGACCTTTCCAGAGTACCAATCGCTGGCCGCCACCAACTGGTCCCTGCTCAAGGAACTGTCGAGAAGTCCTCGGCACTACCAGTACCGCCTCACCCACCCGCGCGAGGACACCCCGGCCATGCGCCTCGGCCGCGCCGTCCACTGCGCCGTGCTCGAGCCGCGCCAGTTCGCCCGCTCCTTCGTCAGCTATGACGGCACCCGCCGAGGCAAGGCGTGGGAGGAGTTCGCCGACGCCCACGCCGACGTCGACATCTTGAGCGTAACGGAGATGGAGCAGTGTCACGCGATCCGTGACGCCGTGCGCTCGAACCGCGACGCCCGCCGCCTGCTGCGCAAGGGCGAGTCCGAGAAGACGATCACCTGGACCGACCGCGCCACGCGCATCCCCTGCAAGGCGCGCGTCGACCGCGTCGGCCACGGCTTCTTCGTCGAGCTCAAGACGACGCGCAGCCTTGACCCCCGCGACTTCCAGCGCACCTGCGCCGCGCTCTCCTATCACGGCCAGCTCGCTTTCTACGCCCGCGGGCTCAAGGCGAACCGGCGCAAGACGCACCCCGTCCTGATCGCCGTCGAGAACGAGCCCCCGTACGACGTCGTGATCTACGAACCCGACGAGGACTTCCTCTGGCTCGGCGACGAGCTCGCCGGCGAGCTGCTCGCCAAGCTCGCCGCCTGCCGCAAGGCCAACCGCTGGCCGGGACGCAGCACGGGCGTTCAGGCGCTCTCGCTGCCCGGCTGGATGCTCAGTCAATACGACGAGGCCACGAGCGACCTCGTGTTCACGAAGGAGACCTGATGCCCAGCTTCAACGTCGACAAGGAGTTCCCCGAGCGCTGGCTGCACGGTATCGACCTCGAGGGTAAGGCGCGCACCCTGACGATCAAGGACGTCTACCCCGAGGACGTGCGCGACCCGCAGAGCGGCAAGACCGAGCGGGCGCTCGTCATCTCGTTCGTCGAGACGCCGCGCGAGTACCTGTGCAATATCCAGAACCGCCGCGTCCTGCGCACGCTCTGGGGCAAGATGACCGGCGAGTGGACGGGCAAGCGCATCGTCCTTGAGGCTGTCCCGTCGCAGGTCGGCCCGACCGGCTGGCGGATCGTGTTCACCGGCTCACCGGACATCGACAAGCCGGTGACCGTGCAGGTCGGCGGCCCCGAGGCCAAGCGCGTCATCAAGCCCACGAAGAAGGCCGGCAGCGCGACCGACGCGGCGCCTGGCATGGACGCCGCCGCCTTCGCCGCGGCGAAGGCCAAGCCGGCCGCAGACGGCCCCTCTGACGGGGCCATCTTCTGATGCTCGCCTGGACGGACTCCGACGAGCTCATCCTCGAGCACCGCGACCTCGCGCACCGCTTCGCCCACAGGTACCGCGGCCTGCTTGAGAAGGACGACCTCTACGCCGTCGCCGACGTCGGCCTCTGCGTCGCGTCGCGCACCTGGCGCCCGGCTGCGAGCGACTTCGTCCGCTACCTGCACTCCAAGGTCATGCAACACGTCGTCAACGAGATACGGCGCGAGCGCGGGCGACCCGGCCGCGAGCGCATCCACACCGTCGCCGTCGAGCCCGAGGATCTCGAGGTCGCCGTCCCGCGCAAGGACATCGAGACGATCGTCGACCTGCGCATCGCGCTCGACCGTCTCGGCGAGACGCCGCGCCGCATGCTCTGCGCCCACGCCGCCGGCTACACGCTCGGCGAGATCGCCGACGCCTACGGCGTCTCCGAAAGTCGCGTCTGCCAGGTCACGGTCAAGGCGCGCCGGTTCCTCGAGGAGGTCGCATGAAGGCCTCACGCATCCTGACCGCCGAGCCCGTCCGCCACAAGGCCGCGCAGGGACGCGTCTGCGCCGCGCCCGGCTGCGAGACGAGGCTCAGCGTGTACAACCTCGGGCGCTACTGCGGCGTCCACGAAGACCGGGAAGAACCGCCGGTCCCCGAGCGGGTCTGCACGGCTTGCGGCGAGACGCACCCGCTCACCGCCGACTACTGGCGGCGCGACATCCACAACCCCGAAGGCTTCAAGGCCCGCTGCAAGCGCTGCGACCGACGTGCCGAGGCCGCCGCCTATCGCGACCGCCACGGACGCCGCACCTGCGCCGTCTGCCGACATCGCAAATGGCTCACCAAGCGCCACTGGCGCAAGAGCCGCGGTAACGGCGGCTGGAGCCTCATCTGCCGCGGCTGCGAAGACGCGATCGCCGCCGAGCGCGAGGGCCGCAAGGTCACCGTCGTCGCCGTCAGCCGAGTCCTGCACCTGGAGGTCGCGCCTTGACCTGCCCGTTCCCGCAGCACCTCGTCCGCGAAGGCGACCACTGCGTGAGCCACACCTGCCCGGCGACCGAGGACTGCCCCGGCATCTTCGACGAGCCCCACGCCGGCTGGCCCTTCTACGTCGTCCTCATCGGGCCGCTCACGGACGGGCCGATCGGCTACCTCGGCAACGTGCAACGCTTCTGCGAGGTCGCCGGCGAGCTCATGATGGCCGGCTACTGTCCCTTGAACCCGGCGACCGACCTCCTCGAGTGCCTGGTCAACCCGGAGCTCGGCGTGGGCATCGTCCAGCGGCGGACGCGCGAGATGCTGCGCCTCGTCGCAGCGGCCCCAGAGGGCCGGCGTGCCGCTCTCTGCCTGGGCACCGAGAACGGCGCCGGCGAGCCGTCATACGGCGCCATTCGCGAGCTCGAGGAGTGCGTCGAGCTCGGCCTGCCGATCGTCACGACGCTCACCGAGATCCACGACATGAGAGGGAGTGAGCCGTGAGCGCCTGGCTTGTCGCCTTCGGCTACGGCCTCGTCTGCGCCCTTGCCGGCGGCGCCGCCGGCTTCTACATCCGCGGCCTCTGGGGGCGGGAGAAGTGAGCGCATGGATCAAGCTGCACGGCAACGCCTTCGCACACCCCAAGACGCGCCGCATGGCGAAGCGCCTCGGCATCGCGCCGGCGGCCGTCGTCGGACACCTCGCGAGCCTCTGGACCTGGGCACTCGAATACGCCCCGCAGGGTGACCTCGCCGGCTTCGAGATCGAGGAGCTTGAGATCGCCGCCGGCTGGGACGGCGACGACGGAGCCTTCATCGCCGCCGCCACCGTCGCCGGCTACCTCGACGCCACCGACGCCGGCCTGCTCCACGACCAAGCACTCACGATCCACGACTGGTACGACTACGCCGGCAACCTCCTGGCACGTCGTGAGCGCAACCGCGACTACATGCGGCGCGCACGTGGACACCACGTGGACACCACATCGCGTCCACGTGGAGAGCTAGAGAAGAGTAGAGAAGAGTTAAGACCCATACCCTCACCGGCTGGCGCCGTTGAGGACGTTCTTGCTGTTGATAACTCCGAGCAAGGCGACCGCTTCACCGAGTTCTGGACGCTCTACCCCCGCAAGGTCGGCAAGGCCGAAGCCGAGAAGCGCTGGGCAAAGATGAGCGTCACGAGTCGCGTGATAGCGATCGCCGCGGCCGGTCACCTCGCCACCTACGCCCGCGCCCAGGGCGCCGAGCTCCGCTTCATCCCTCACCCGGCCACCTTCATCGGCCCGAAACGCACCTACGAGGACTGGGCGAACGGTATGCCAGCCGGCTACGGCGCCCAGTCAGCGGCCCCCAAACGCGACGCCTGCCCCGACTGCGAGACCGACCTCACGTTCGACGAGGAAGGTCGCCCGCACTGCCCCTACTGCGGCTGGAGGCCCACATGACCTGGCAACGCAAGCGCACACCTACCCTCGACGAGGTCGACATCACCTACCACGCGATCGACTCCTACGTGCAGCGAGTGCCGGGCGCGCAGATGGACAGCGCCCGCAACGAGCTCGCCCGGCTCGCCTCTGCCGCGCGCTTCGTCTACCGCAACCCGACGAGTGAGGAGATATGGCGCGCCGAGTCCGCCGCCGGCGCCCTGCGCCTCGTCGTCCACCGCATCGCGCGCCGCGCGCCGATCCTGCTCACCGTCATCCCCTGGGAACAGGCATGAGCGCCGCCTGCGGCATGGCGACGCTCGACGTCTGGGTCGTGCTCCTGCGCACCAAACGCCGGCTGCATCGGCCGACCTACGCGATCGTCGACGTCTACGCCGCGACCGCCCACCAAGCCGGCGAGGTCGCCATGCGACAGGCCGGCTCGCCACACACCGTCGTCGTCAGCGCCAGGAGGCGCGAGCCATGACCGAGCGCCTCACGCCCGCCCAGGTCCGCCGCCTCATGCTCCAGCGTCAGCGCACGCGGCTCGAGGACGACCTCGAGCGCCGGCTCGCCAACGCCGGCCTGCCGGCGCCCGAGCGCGAGTACCGTTTCCATCGCGTTCGCCAGTGGCGCTTCGACTTCGCATGGCCCGAGCATCGGCTCGCCGTCGAGGTCGACGGCGGCGCCTACTCCGGCGGCCGGCACACGCGCGGCGCCGGCTTCGAGCGCGACCTCGAGAAGATGAACGCCGCCGCCCTGGCCGGCTGGCGCGTCGTCCGCGTCACCGGCGGCATGGTCCGCTCCGGCTACGCGCTGCGCACGATCACCGAGGCGCTCAAGACGTGACGCAGACCGCGACACGCGAGCGCTGCCTGCGCTGCGGCGCCATCCTCTCTCGCTACCGCGGCAACGGCGACGAGCTCTGCGCGCCCTGCGCGCGCAAGGCCGCCGAGGAGGAGCGCCAGCACGTCCTCGACCCCGAGCGCCTGCTCTATGCCGTCGCCGGCGCCCTCTTCACGGCCCGCGCGCTCGAGCCCGAGCGGCGGGTACACCTCCGCGCCGAGCTCGCCGACCAGGGTATCGAGACCGACCACGTCGAGATCTTCCAGGCGGTCCAGAAGCTCCGCCGGCGCGGCCTTGCGATCGAGGCCGACGAGCGCCAGCCCGGTCACCGCCTCATCGGCTGGTCGCACCGTTTCAGGCGCCTGCGGGGCCCGACGGCACG